TCTGCGCCTTATAGCTGCGTGACTGCTGGCCCAGGCGCTCGGTGCTGATGCCTACGCGCTCCAGGCGCTGCTGGTAGCCCTGCAGGCGTTGCTTGCCGTTGTCGATCCTGGCGCCGAGCTGGGCGATGCCCGCCTCGGTGGTCTTGACCTGATTGCGGTAGTTGCGCAGGGCGGCATTGGAGCGCTCATAGGCGCCCTGGCTGCTCAGCAGGGTGACGCGGGCCAGCTCCAGCTGGCGCGTGAATTCCGGCGTGGCGGTGGCGCCTTCCTGCAGGGCCTTGGTGAGCCGGCTATGGGATTCGCGGGCGGTCTTGAGCGCTGCCGCTACGTTCTTGTGGCGCTCGCGCTGGGCGTTGAGGTTGGCATTGCTGTCGGCCAGTTTGGCCTGCAGGTCCTGCAGGTCGCGCTGCTGGCCGCGCAGCTGGGCGCGGGTCTTGCGCAGACCGTCAATGTCCTGCTGGGCTTTTTCGAGGTCGCGCAGCTGGTCGCGGGTGGCCTTGAGGGCGGCGGCGGCTTCCTTGCTGCCGGAGCTGATGCCACGCAGGGGCGCCAAGACTTTTTCGCGCAGCTCCATGATGAGCTGCAGGCGCATGTCAGACATGGGCACCCCCTTGCGCCTGGGCGCGGGAGTGCAGGGCGGCTGGGGTTAGCTGTTGTCGGCCAGCAGGCGCTCGATTTCGCGGGCCTTGGCGCGGTGTTCCTTGGCGCTGGTGCGCGCCCACAGGCCGCTGACGGCCATGAGGGGCGCAAGGGCGAAGGCCAGCACGATCAGGGCAGCCAAGCCAAACAGCGCATAGAGGAAGATGTAGAAGATCATTACCCATGATATTACGCGCTTTGGTGTTGGGCGCGAATGCGGGCACGTTCACGCCACTCCATGAGATCGGCCAGCGGCATGTCGTCCATGTCCGCCGGCCGCCAGTGAAAGACCATGGCCAGGTCGGCCATGGCGTCCTCTACGCTGTCTGGTATGCCTCGCGGATACTCTTGCGCACGAAAAAACCCGCCACCTTGGTGCCCAGCTCGGTGATGTCGGCCGGGTCCAGCTGTGCGATTTCATGGGGCAGCAGCGTGGGGGTGGTGATGCGCGGCAGGATCTGCTGCACGGCGCCCACGTCCAGCGACAGCAGGTCGGTGAGCCTGACGCCGCGCAGCTGGCCCGCCAGGGGCTTGCGCAGGGTGATTTCCTTGACTTCGGTTTCTCCGCGCTTGATGGGAAAGTCCAGCGTGACGACTTCCACGCCTTCGGCGGCGGCGGCCGTGGCGGTCTGGCCCTTGTTTTCGATTTCGTTCATGGTGTTGTGTGCTCAGGTGTTGGGGGTTGGCAAGGGGCGTCCAGCGGCCGTTACAGGCCGATGGCGCGGCGGATCTTGGACAGCACGTCCTGGCCGTCCACGTTGAAGACCATGCCGGGCTGGTCGATCTCGATCACGTCACGGCCGTCCACGCTCAGCTTGTAGTAGCTGACGCTGATGGTGTGGGTGTGCTCGGTGTCGTCGCCGGCCTTGGCATCGCCAGGGTCGATTTCGCGCACGCGGCCGCTCACCAGCACCTCGACGGCCTGGACGTTGCCGGTGCTGTCGTCTTCGTAGGCGCCCGCGAAGCGCCACTGGTTGGCGTTGTGGGTCTTGGCGCCGAAAGCGCGGTAGCCGTCCAGCAGGAAGCCGCCGGCCTTGAACGACATTTCGATTTTTTCCAGGCCCAGGTCCACTTCGACGGGGCCATGCATGCCGCCGCCACGCCACTCTTCCACCTTGCGGGTGAGCTTGGGCAGCGTCACGGCGTCGATCAGTGCGCGCCAGACGTTGCCGTCGCCAAAGAGGTTGAAATTCTTGAGTTTGAAAGGCAGTGCCATTTGTGGATGCTCCTATGGTTTCAGGCTCAGGCCTGGATGGCAGCCGCGAACTCGGCCAGGAATTCGTCCGTGATGGACTGCTCGAAGATGAGGTTTTCCAGCGGCGGCACGGGCGTGTAGCGGTAGCTGATGAGCAGGCGGCCGGCGGCGAGGTCTTCCTTGCTGTTGCGGTCGGGGTCGAAGTAGGCGTCAGCGCCGATCAGGTAGCCGCCGGCCACGAGGTCGCGGAAGCGGCTGTTGATGTAGCCCAGCATGTCGCGCACAAGGCTGGGATGCATGGGCTTGTCGATGAAGGTGAAATGCGCCTCGGCAATCGTGTCGGCCAGGACCTGGGCGGTGCGGGTGTAGTTCTCGAATGCGAACTTGCCGCCTTGCTCTTCGCAGGTGCGCGAGCCCCAGAAGCGGTAGCCGCTGCGGCGGATGATGGTGGTGACTTCCTGGGCGTTGAGGTAGCCGGCATCGCTGGCCGGGTTCTGCAGGTCGAAGAACACGGGCACGGTGATGCCCTGGGGGCCGTTGATGACGGCGTTGCTGATGTTCTTGTGCCAGCCGACTTCCTGGTCCAGCTTGGCGCGCAGGCCCAGGGCATAGGCCGGGGCCGCAAGGGTGACGACCGCGCCGTTGCCATCTGCACCGGCATTGTTGTCCCAGGCCATGAAGTTGGGCCAGAGGACCATGACTTCGCGCTGGCCGAATTCCTTGCGGTAGGCGGTGGCCTCTTCCTTGGTCAGCGCATAGCCGCCCGTGGCACCGCGCGCGGCCACGTAGGTGAAGGCACGCAGGGACTGCGCAGCGGATGCCAGGGCGTTGGCCACGGCCTTGGTGTCGAGCCCGGGCGCACCAATGATGCGGGGCTTTACACCCAGCTCGGACTCGGCCGCCAGCAGGGCCTGGATGCCGGTGCGCTGGCCGGTGGGGGTCACGGTGCCGATGACATTGGACGTGGTAGCCGCAACGTCTGCGCCTTCCTCCACGCGCACCACGATGGTGAGCGCGCGGGATTGCAGGCTGATGGCCGTCAGCGCGCCGGCCAGCGTGCCACTCTTGCCGGCCTTGGCAATGCCGCCGGCCGGATTGGTGAGCAGCACCGGGGTGTTGAGGGGGAATGCCTCCTCGTCGGCATCGGGGGCCGTGGCCACAAAGCCGATGACGGCCGTGGACACAACGCGGATTGCTGCACCCGCGCCCGTGGTTTCGATGACGCGGACGCCATGATGGTATTCAGTTGCCATGAGGGCTACCTTTGATGGAGTGGGGAAAGAGAGATGGGAAGGGGTCAGGCGGCTGCAGCTGCAGCGGCGCTTTCCTTGCTGCGCTTGCGCCTGGATTGGCCGCTGGCTGCCGGGCTGGCGTCGGCGGCTTGCTTGCCGGGGTCTTCGGCCTGCTCGCCGGGACCGGTGGCACCTTCTGCGGGGCCGCTGTCTTCAGTGTTCTGGATGTTGGCCTGCGTCCGAACCTGGGCCTGCAGCTCGTCCAGCAGGGGCGCTACCTGCTTGAACGGGCGATCTGCCACGCAGTCGATGATGAAGAGGGCGGCTTCTGCCGTGACGGTGAGCGTGACAACGGCGGGGTTTGTCGATTGAGACATGGGCTTTTGCATAGAGGTGGTTGCTGGTCCCTCTATGTTTTCGCCCGGCACCTGTTTGAGCCAGCGCGGGCCGTTGTGGCGGAAGCAGATACGTAAAAGGCCCGTGTCAGGGCCTTTGTTTTCTACACGGTCACGGTGCTTGCGTAGGTGAAAAGTTCGTCGAGATCCGACTCGGACAGCTGCAGCAGCTGGGCCATGGCTTGCATGGTCGGGCTTTGCCGCTCCCAGGTGGTGGCGCGCTGGTAGCCGATCTTGGCGGTATAGCGCTGCACCTCATCGGGGATGCGGGCAATGGCGTCCAGCACATCGTCCTCGGTGATGCCCTTGAGGAAGAAGAGGGCGACAAGGCCTTGCGCTGGGGTGCATTTTGTGGGCGCAGCCTTGGGCTGGTCTGGAGTTGTCGGCGTGGTTTCTGGCTTGACGATTTCCCAGCCTGCGGCCACACGCCGCACCCGCTCACCATCGCCCGGCTTAAACACTGGCGGTGCATCCTCATATGCGTTGCGCGGGATGTGAAAGATACCCGGCTCCTCCGGGCTTTCGTCCGCTGTGGTGATGCCTACAAACCATCCATCGTCATCGCACTGATAAACAATCTTTTCTTTCATATCTGCCTCACAGGTACTTAATCAGGCCCATAAAAGCCACGTTTCGCGGGCGCGTTTCCCCGGCATAACGCCCCTCCCAGGCTTCGCCGTTTGCATAGGGCCATGTGCGGGCAATCTGGGGCGGCGATGTTGCGGGGTTGGGGTTGCTGCCCCCCTCTGTCCACTGCCACACGTCATCACGAATGCCCCACTCTGTACCGGCTGGGCCTGCGGGCGAAGAGGTCGGCAGCGCGTGGTAGTGACTTTG